ATAGATACCTTCCTGGGCGCTCTGCTGGGCATATCATCGGTACAGTACCAAAGGAGCCAGAGCCATGAGTGACAGCGGGCTGGTAGAATATCGCAACCTGACAAGGGCCTACAGTCGCCGCACGGAGAGGATCCAGAAGATCACCATCCACTGCATGGCTGCTGTAAGCACCGCCAAGGCCTGTGTAGACTACTTCGCCCGGAGCGGGATAGCATCCGCCCAGTACTGCATCGGCAATGATGGAGCCATCGGCCAGAGCGTGCTTGAGTGCAACAGGGCATGGACAAGCTCCAGCTCCTGGAATGATAACCGGGCGGTCACCATTGAGGTGAGCAACAGCCGGACAGGCGAGCCCTGGCCGATATCCGAGGCGGCTTATGAGAGCATGATCCGGCTCTGTGTGGATATCTGTCAGCGGAATGGCATCAAGGCGGTCAACTATGACGGCACCAAAAACGGCGTCTTGACTGAGCACCGCATGTATGCCGCCAAGTCATGCCCGGGGGAATACATCCACCGCATGCTGGTGGATGGCACCATTCCCACCGCCATAAACAAGGCGCTGAGGGGGCAGGATGAGCTTGTAATATCAACAGGGTACAAGTATGAGGGGCTGGATTATGGGCCCGTATTTGAGCCGAAATACTATGCTGCAAGGTATCCTGATCTGAATGTGGCAGGACTGACAGCTCCGCAGCAGCTCTTCCAGCACTTCATCCTCTTCGGGATCAGGGAACAGAGACAAGCCTGCAGCACCTTCTCAGTGACGGCCTACAAGGCGGCAAACCCCGACCTCCAGGCGGCCTTTGATGATGATGGAGAGGCTTACGTCAAGCATTACCTGATCTGCGGCAGGGATGAGGTGGCGAGCGGAAAGCGTGCGGAGTTCATGTGATGAATATGAGCATATTTTTGATATTTTTGGTAGGAATAGGCCTACTATTTCTCGCATGGTGGGTGGATAGATATGGGGATGATTAAGATTTTTACCGCTGAAGCGACCGACTTCAGCTCTAACGGCGATGTGGTCATCCAGCCGGTCAAGGCAAAGGTACACAAAGAGGACAACGGCGACTTTTATCTGGACATAGAGGCCCCGCTGGACTATCAGGAGTACTTTGTGGGCGGGAACATCATCGTGGCGCCTACTCCGCAAGGAGACCAGGCTTTTCGGCTGTCACAGGTGACCAAGACCAGGAAGAAGATCACGGCAAGGGCGTGGCATGTGTGGTATGATTGCAAGAACATAGCCATCTACTACCCGTATGATGCCACATGGTCCCGCCTGGATTGGATGACGCGAGTCGCAACGGATGATGACTATGTGGCGCCGGTTCCACAGCTGACAGGTCTCGACCAAACTGATGATACCACTGCCAGATATCAGGCCAGCTTCCGGTGCAGCTTGTATGAGTTCTTCGAGCAGCTTCTGGCGGCACTCGGGGGGCATTATGTCCGGGACAACTGGAGCTTCAAGATCAAGGACAGCATCGGACAGGATAAGGGCATCACGATTGAGTACGGCAAGAACCTCAAAGAGATCAGCAAGGTTGAGGACTGGTCAGATGTCTGCACAGTGATCCTGCCGGTGGGCAAGGATGGCACCAGGCTGAGCACATGGCCGCAGATTACGTCTAATATTCGGGCAAGCTCTGCCCAGTATGATGCACCCTATGCCAAGGTGGTGACCTTTGACCAGGCTGATGTGGCTCCTGCAGATCTGCAGACAGACCTGAGGAATAAGGCGGACGCATATCTGGCGTTACACCACCTGCCGAAGATCAGTTACAGCCTCAAGGCCAGCCTTGACCTGATATCTGACATCGGCGACACCATCAGAGTCAAGGACGCAGTGCTGGGTGTAGATGTCATGACCAAGGTCTTCAGCTATGACTATGATTGTCTGACTGACCGATACACTGAGGTGACCTTCGGCAACTTCACACCGACAGCAAAGGGCATGGCCAATACTGTCAACGGTCTGGCAAAAAACGCCCAGCTGGGCATCATAGGCGGCGAAAAGATGCTGCAATTCAACAGCGATAATACGGTGACATGGGCATCCATGAATCCGACAGTATAAGAGGCGGGGAACTGCCTCTTTTTTTTATTTGAGCGTGTACCAAAATGTGTACCAAGTAAACAGAGAAGCCTGTCAAATATAGGTTTTAAGCGTTTTTGCTGAGTGTTCAAGTCCCCCTTCCTGCATCCCCGAAATAACCTAAGAAACACAAGGAAAAGCCCAAGAAATAAGGGCTTTTTCTTATTTTTGTGTTATAGAATCGAAAGTCATTTTTTCGCTAAAAAAGGCAGATTTTCAACAAGTTTGTACCAAATTTGTACCAAATTTGTACCAAGGAACCTGGTACAATCTTGTACCAGATTTCCGTGCTAAAATGCTCAAATCTGGTACAAAATGGTACAAAATGGTACATTCTGGTACAAAAATCATCAAAAAAGCCCCTCAATATGTCCCGCCATCCGCCGTTTTGCGGCATCTACGTCCATCGCGTGCTGGTACACGGTCTTCATAATGTGATCTGTATGCCATCCTCCGGCCTCCTGGATCTGTTTGTCGGTAAATCCCTGCTGGTGCATGTAGCTGGCAAAGAAGTGCCGGAGCTTGTGGATGCTAAACCGGGGGATGCCGAGCTTTTCCGACAAAATGTACAGATGCTTTGTTAAGCTCTGAGGCTTGCCCTTGTATATGTGCCCCTGCTGCCGGATAAGGTCGGCCAGATGGGGCGGGATAGTGATGTCCCTGGTGCTGTCGGTGGTCTTCGTGCCCTTCAGGACATACTCCCCGTGCTGATCCATGACCACAGCCTTCGTGATGTGGAGGGTGCAGCCGTCCAGATCGGCAGGTGTGAGGGCACAGATCTCAGATCTGCGGAGCCCGAGAGCCGCCAGAGCGAAGGGCACCTCGTACTCTGTGCCCTTGACAGCGGCAAAGATAGCCTTGACGTCATCCTCTGTCGGGATGTAGGGTGTTTTCTTCTCCTTCTGTGGCAGAGTGGGTGCTTTGGTGTCCATGTCGCAGGCCTTCAGCACAGACATGATAAATGATGCCTGATTTTTGACGGTTTTCGCCGATTTTCGGGCCGATAATTCATTCACCGCAGATTGTACCATCAATCCTGTTATCCGCCCTAAATGGGCAGATTTGAGGGGTTCCGGCAGAGCTTTCAGGATGTTATTATAGCCTCTGATAGTGGCCGGAGAGAGGATCATGCTCCGGGAGTTGATATAATCCTTTGCCGCCTCCTCAAATGTACGGTCCGCAGCGGAGGCAGGGACATGATCGTACTGCTTCGCCATGAGCCTGACCGCTTCCGACTGGCTGGGCTTATGGTCAAGGCTCACTATGTAGAGATGGCCGTCCACCTTGTGCCTGATCCGCCACTTCTTTCCATGCTTTTCTATGGTCATGACTGCTCACCTCCGGTCCTTTCCTCTCCGTACATATACTCAATGGGCTTTCCATAATACTTTGCCAACATATACAATGTTGCAGCATCGGGAAGGGACAGACCCTGCTCCCAGGATGCCACAGCTGTCTTACTCTTTCCCACGAGCTGGCCGACTTCGGCCTGTGTGAGTTTGGCTTCTATCCGGCACTGGATAAGCGTTAATTTGATGATCTCTCTCAGGTTTCCGCGCTTCATTCTCTGTCCCTCCTTTTCCTTTTTCTTTTCCTTTTCCATATTTTTATCGGCATTATACTAAAAAATCATACCAAAATCAAAAAAATTTTCTTGACAGTACGAAAAAATAGTATTATGTTAATCATGTACTAAAAATTAGTACGGCACAGCACCTTGAAAATACTAAAATTTAGTACCTATCAAAGGGGAAAGGAGGTAAACCGTAAATGGTAGGCAGGAGAATAGGGCAGTATTTGAAGGATAACGGCATCAAGCAGTCCTTTGTGGCAGAGAAGGTCGGTATCTCTAATTCAAAGATATCAGACATCTGTAACAAGGATTTAAGCCTTGACTGCATCCTTTACTACAAGATCTGCAAGGTTCTGGGCGTCAGCCTGGAAAAGTTCCTAGAGGGAGAGGAGTAGGGACATGACAAAAGGTGAGCGTATCAAAGCCAGGCGGAGGAGTTTACGCCTCAAACAGATAGATCTGGCGACCCTCATGGGTATTTCAAAGCAAAGATTGTACAAGTACGAGAACGACATAGTCAAAAACATTCCGACAGCCATCATTGAGAAGCTTTCACATTGTCTCAAATGCACACCGGCATATCTCATGGGGTGGGAGGAATACAAAGAACTGAAGTGAGAGCAAGGAGGTGACGGTATATGCCACGAGTCCGGCTTAACAAGGCGGAGTATACCGCCCGAGCGTTTTCCGACAAGGTCAGGGGAGAGCTGGCAAGGCAGAAGGTCAAGAGGCAGAAGCTGGCAGATTACCTCAATATGACACCCCAGAACCTGGGCCAGAAGCTTCTGAACCACACCGAGTGGACGCTCAAAGAGATGGTGGAAGCCTGCGATTTTCTCGACATCGGCTTCCAGGTAGGAGAAAAAGGAGATTGAAGTGATGAAGGAAATGGAGAAATTTGAAGCAGAGGGAAGAGTCTACTGGGCAGTGTCCAAGACCTACAGCAAGGAAGAGGCCATCCGCAAGGCGAATGAGCGGATCAAGACCAGCAAGGCAAACATCAGAGTCCTGCATGGCAGAGCGGAAGGGGACACGCTCCACTTCAACTGCAAGGTTAAGGAGTCGAATGTCTGGATATGCTTCAGGAAAGGGGGCAGCGAATGAGACGAGTAATCAACGGAGTCATGAGCGTGGTGCTGACCACTGCGGGGATAGCCACAGGAGCTGCTGCCGCAGAGATAGGCAGGCCCGAAGAGGTCGAGGTGGTGCAGGTGCAGGAGAAGGTAGAGAAGCTCTACACCCCGAAGGTAATCACAGTGACAGAGCTGGTGGAAGTGGATCCTGAACCGGCAGTGCAGCTCACCTTCGAGGAGAAGCAGCTCATCGCCAGAGTTATCCAGGCGGAAGCGGGCGGCGAGGACATGGTGGGCAAGCGCCTGGTAGCTGACACGGTCATCAACAGGGTGCGTGATCCGCACTTCCCGGCTACGGTCTCCGCAGTGGTATGGCAGCCCTGCCAGTACTGTGTAAGCGGATGGTACTCGGATGAGAGCATGGAGGCGGTAGAGATCGAGTGCCAGAACGGCCAGATTGATGAATGGATCGTCTGGTTCTCGGCCGGATCATATCTGCCGTATGGGGTGCAGGCCTACCAGCACGGCGGTCACTGCTTTTCATGGCTGCCGAATGAGTGGATAGAGGAGGCGGAGCATGGCGAAGAAGAGACACTATGACGACCCTGGCACCAATATCCTGCGGATGAAGGCGTGGGAGATGGCTCCGAAGATGATCGCGGCCTTCGTGCTGGTCCTCTACGATGATAAGGAGCTGAACCTGCCGGTGGAAAAGATCAATGAGCTTGTGTGCCAGGTGGCCCCACTGTATGAGAGGGCAGAGGCAGAAGGCTGGGACATCCGGCAGAACTGTCACGACTTAACCGGCATTGATTGTTTCCACTACATGGAGAGAGGAGGGAAGGCATGAAATGGGTAACAGATAGGAATCCCACCCCGGAAGAGATGAAACATGCAGGAGATGTGGGCTTCATCCTCTGTATCTCCGGCAAGATAGGCGGCAGGATTTATGAGAAGGGTATCTGCATGACAGATTGCTTCTTCGAAGAGGGCCGCTGGGCAATGCTGGGGTGTTTTCATGATGATGTCACAGTGCATGGCTGGTGTCTTCCGCCGGACTGGGGCAAGGATCCCTTTGAGACATGGCTGGAGGAGCGGATAGAGGCAGTGGAGCGGCTCTACAGTGCCCTGCCGGACCCTTACGGAGCATCAGGCATGTGCAAGAGGACACAGCTGGAAGAGCTCAGGAACGTGCTGAGGGAGTACAGAAAGGAGGGCACATGACCTACGAGACAAGAAAACTGGCAGCAGAATATGACATGGTAGGCAAGATCATAGCCGCCATCCGGGAGGGCAAGGCGAAGCTCTGCATCAAGATCCCGGATCGGCGGGGAAGTGATGTGATAGAGAGCGAATACGTCATCGATGAGATCTTTCCGGAGCCGACCACCTACCTGCACCACATCAAGGGAGATCTGCTGATGTACGAGGCAGACCTCAGGTGCCAGATCATAGATGCGCTGGTCAAAGAAAGCGATGATGCTATGGGGATTGATGAGATACCCAGTGACCCTCCGGAGCTGAGGATCTTCCCAAAGGATGACTATCGGAGGAGCTACACAAGCGAAGAAACAGAGGATGATAGGAGGTAGAAGGAAATGGCTAAATTGTATGAATTAGTCGCAGATCTGCAGGCGTTTGTCGAGGAGAACGAGGGCCTTGAGGATGAGCAGATCTACAAGGACACGCTGGAAGGCCTGCAGGGCGAGATCGATGACAAAATCGAGCAGTGGAACCGCGCCATCAAGAACCAGGAGGCTGAGCGGGACGCGCTCAAGAGTGAATACCAGAGGCTCTATGAACGCTACAAGGCACAGGATGCACAGGTCAGCCGCATGAAGGACACCTTGCTGATGTACCTGAGAGCCATGGGACGCAAAGAGGGCGGCAAGGTACTGATGGCGAAAATCGTGAAGAACGGCGGGGCACAGCCTCTGGAGCTCCTCTGCCAGCCGGAAGAGCTTCCGAAGGCCTTCCGGAAGGTCAAGATCGAGGCGGACAACACCGCCATCAGGGATGCACTGGCAGCAGGTAAGAAGCTGAAGTTCGCACGCCTTTTGGAGCGTGGGGAGCATATCAAAGTAGGATAAGGAGGTAAGACATGAAGATTTCAACAGGCAAGGTTAAGTCGGCACAGAAGCTTGTGCTGTACGCACCGGAGGGCTTCGGAAAGAGTACTTTCGCCAGTCAGTTCCCGGATCCCATTTACATCGACACAGAGGGCTCCACAAAACAGCTCGATGTGCAGCGCTTCGATGATGATATGAGCAAGTGGGACAACATCATCACGGCGGCGGCTTATGTGGCCGGAGGATCCACAGACCGCAAGACGCTGGTCATCGATACCATTGACTGGGCAGAGGCGGCCGTCATTAACAAGCTTAACGAGGAATACCACACCAGGAACATCCTGACGCTGGATTATGGGCACGGCTCCCTACTGGTGCAGGCAGAAGTGAAGAAGCTCTTTGACAAGTTGGATGAATGCATAGCAAAGGGCATCAATGTGGTGCTCCTGGCCCATGCCGCCATGCGAAAACTGGAGCTTCCTGAGGAGATGGGCGCTTTTGACCACTGGGAGATGAAACTCCAGAGCAAACAGGTCAAGGCGATGGTCAAGGAATGGGCGGATATCCTGCTCTTCGGTAATTTCAAGACTTATGTCATCACCGATGAGAAGACCAAGAGCAAGAAGGCCCAGGGCGGCAAGAGGGTACTTTACACAGAGCATCACGCATGCTGGGACGCAAAGAACCGCCACGGTCTTGAGGCTGAGATCCCCTTCGAATATAAGAGCATCGCTCACCTGTTCTCAGGTACCGAGAAGGTACCCGAGAAGGTGCCCGAGAAGGTGCCCGAGAAGAAGACCGCCACCAAGAAAAAGGAAAAGCCTGCTGAAGAGCCTGCAGCAGAGGCCGTGCCCTTCCCCAGCCCGCTCTCGGAGCTCCTGCGGCTGATGGAGGAGTCCAAGGTCACAGAAGACCAGGTGCTGGTCACTTTCCATGCAAAGGGGAAGTTCCCGGACGCGAAGAAGCTCACAGATATCACCGACATGGCCTTCATCGAAAAGTCCGTGATCGGGAACTGGGACAGCTTCCGCAAAGCTGTGGAGCGGTATGGCAAGGAAGTGCCTTTCATAGCGGACTAAGGAGGTCAAAATGGCGAACATTTACGAAGTGATAGATGGCATCGTGGAGCGGAACCTGAAGGCGCTCACTTCCGATGTCAGGGACGCGATGGGAAGCAAGGCACACGCCGACATCGCGGTCGATTACATGGACACACTGGCCCATCAGATCAGGGACGAGATCAAGACCTACCTGAAGGCCTACAGGGATTTCAAAAATTAAGGAGGAAAAGGGAATGAATAACAATGTTTGCATAATCTGTGAATATGGCTGGATCATCAAAGGCGTCATGGCGGAACAGGCGAACCAGGACGTGATTCCGCTGCGCAATGCATCGGTGGTCCGCAAATGGTTGAATGGCAAGGGGATAGGCGGCATAGCTAAGGCTGAAAACAAGGATGAATATGTACTCGATTACGTTGGTGATGTAACTATCGCATCAAGCAAGGTTTTGTTTGCAATCCCCTGCGAATGGTGAGGTGATGCGGATGAAGGGATACAAGGGGATGGCTAAGGATATGACCTGCCGGGGGATGCCGTTCGAAATTGGCAAGTCATATCACATTGAGGGTAATGTGAGGCTGTGCCACAAAGGTCTGCATTTTTGCGAAAAACTGACAGATGTGTTTGAGTTCTACCATCCTGACGAGAGCCGTTTTTTCGAGATCGAAGCTAATGGCGATATAAGCACCGATGGGAGAAAGAGCGCCGCATCTGATATGACCATCGTAAGGGAGCTGACCGCCAAAGAGATCAATAGAGCGCGCTACGGCGACGGCAACGGC